ATTGGGTATAAGTCCACTTGAGTATCGCCATTTGAGTCTACTCCGTTGAAGTTAAAATACTGAGGAGCAGCACTTTGAGCTGTCTGAGTTAAGAAATACTGATCCATCGCTGCTGTGGACTGTAGACGCATGAATGTATTACTTGTATCATTGATAGCGTTTACGAGACGAAAGCGTTGTCCCGATCCGACAAGAACATAGTTAAACAGGTCCACTGAAGTGTAGGCTGTGAGAGTTGTGGAAAGAGCATTCCAGTTGTAAGCATCTTCGCATTGGCGCTTAGCGTCATTAACGAACTCGCCAACCATCTTAGAATACTTATTGTCGCCCACAGAAGTTACTTCGTTCTCCCGTAATCTGCGGAGGACTGAATTCACAGCCTGTAAAAAAGTCATGGATGCCATATGGTCCTATTATAAACTATTTTGAGTTAAAAGTCAAGCTTTTTCTTTATTTTGAAGCTGTTCCGTTGAGTTTGTCCCATGAACGGAATCCTGCTAAACCAAGCATTCCTAGAAGGACTTGCATGGTAATCGTGGTATCAATGACAGGGAAAATACCGTCGTAAGAATACAACACTTTAGCAACAAAACGGCTTACAGGCTCGATAATGGATACATAGGCTAAACCCATGCCACAGATCCACCCGATACAAGGTCTCCACCCTGCTACGAACAGAGAGTTGCTTCCAGCTTCTACTTTGTTGATGTCAGTCTGAGCAGTAAGCTGAGTGAGTTCACTGTTCATCTGAGCCAACGCTAGAGCCATCTTGTCTTTCTCAGCCTGAGTCTTATCAGGGAATATCTTATCTACTACGGTCTTAGCGAGGTCCGCTATAGAGCCTAATCCTGTGATGTCCATATTATGCCTTATAAGTTCCTGTTAAGAAGCATTCTTGTTCAGCGAAGCGTCTGTTCTTAAGTCCTTTAGACTCAACACCACCAGCCATTGACCACTTAGGGAACTCCTTAGCAGCAGCTTCTTTGTTCCCTGCTTTGAGGAACTTCAAAAGTGTAGAACGATCAAAAGCACCGGCGCCTAGGTTGAACACAAAAGAAACTAAAGCATCGAATTCATTTTGTGTTAAGTCTAGCTTTTCTCTGTTAATCGCATTCTCAGCAATCTCCAAGTCAATCCGTAGTAAGTCCTCTGCTTGTTGCATCGTGATTGGAACACCAACTACGCAACCGTCTCCTGAGACCATTAAGTGTCCTGTACCGACAGTCCACTTATTTGCTGTATCTAAGTAAGGAGTTAAGCGAGTTCCTTCAAAGGACTCTATTTGGTCAATACCTTTTTGTGATGTCTTCATTTATCTTGGTCTTTCAGTTTAATACCTGTAACAAGTCCGATGAATCCTCCAACGATGGTTTGGAACGCTGGAGCCATAATTTCTAGTACCTTGGTGTTATCCACTCTAGGGTCAAATAAACCAAAGAGCAGTACCAACACCATCGACACTAGAATTGCCGAGAGAGTCGCTGTAGCAATGACGGTGACGGTATGAGAAAACGACATTATGATCCTTTAATCTTTTCCCAGCAGTACGCTAAGAACACACCCACAATCGCCATGATGCTACGGTCTACCCACCTTGTTGTGCTGTCTGTCGTGGCTGTCTTACGCTCTAGTGATTCTATTCTAGCGTCTGTTCTATTCTGTGCTTCAAATAGACGATTGAGTTGGATGTTAGAGTTCGCTAAGCGTTCTTCCACAACAGAGAGTTTGTTTATCGCTGAAGTGAGTTCTTTAAGTGAGTTTTTCACATCCGTGACTTCAGCGTGTACGGTGAGTATCTTGTCAGAGAGTAATTCCATATGTGCTCTACGCTCTTGTTGGAAGTCTTCCATTGCATATATCTTTCTTCTTATTGTCTTTATGGTTGATTAAATATGGAGCACCCTACAAGGATGAACGCTAGGAGGAGAATAGCGTAGGACATTAGGCTACACGAACCATTGCGGCTTGGAAGTATGTTGCGTTAGCGCTAGCAGTTGTATTCATTGATGTACCAAAATAAGCGTACATTTGTATGTAATCGGTTGTTCCATTTAAATAAATCAATGCGCTTACTGTTGCATTGGTTGGAGTTCCAATCGCAACCATGCCACGCTTAAATGAAGAAGCATTTTTATAAATTACGCAATCTACTTCACTATTAACACTAGACGAAAATACCCCACCACTCACCTGATAATACCCAGCCACATTAGGCATAAAAGCCCACGCAGGGACAGATAACCCATTTAGTGTTACAGGGCTTGCAGTATTGTTAAAACAAGTTCCTGTATCAAACTCTTTGGTTTGCTCTTGAACTAGGGTAAAGGTAGATGCACTTAAAGTTTGTGCAGAACTTTGATAAGCACTGAACGCTGGTCCTGCAAAGTTATTATTTGCCGAGTTTTGAATTGTTCCATCAGGAAAGGTTACGGCAGGATTTGTACCGCCAAGAACTATGCTCATAAAAGTGGTTCCATTAAAGGAGTAGCAACTGCGTTGTCTGCTGGAGTTGGAGTGTTACCTTCGGAGAGCCACGCAAGGTAAACTTGATAGTCTGAGTTGGCTTCATCGAATGGGATGCAAGCGTTATCGGATAGTCGGATAACTTGTTGTCCAAAAGGTGTGTTAATTAGTTTATACATTTTATAACTCCGCACTTAAAGGAACATAAGCTAGGCATTGATTTCCGCCATGTGCTGCTGTTTGGTAAACAAGTTTTGAATCTACTGCGGCAAAAGTTGCGCCTGTTGAGGTGTTGAATGTAACTGTACCAATCGTAGGTGTAGCTCTCATATTGGAAGGTAATACATTTGGACCAGCATTAGCTGCTGTCCACCCTGTTCCTACAATAGCTTCAAGTATTCTGAAATAGCGAAAGCATTTTGATTCGGTTTGACTATAAATCTCGTATTCATAACCAGTAGCTACAGAGCCGACTTCTAGTTGAACTCCTGTGATGTCAAAAGTTGCACCTGATGTACCGACTACTGAGGTTGCTCCTGTGGCTGAACGATAAATAGTGCCAGCCCATGTACCAGCAGTACCGCTAACAGTTGCACCAGCACCAAGATTAAATATAACTTGCATACCAATTCCGTTAGTTGTAAGCCAAGTACCTGATGTGCAACCTGTAATTGTAATTACTAGGGGTGTCCAAGTATTTGCAACAGGGATTGAATAAGTAAATGGATAACTTTGAGTTCCCGATGCGTTGTAAATAACACCACCAAAAGTACCTGTTAAACTAGAGCGAACCATTTTAGAAAGAGCAAGAGGCTTGGCAGTCGCTAAACCAAAATCTAAATCTGAAATATTAAATCCTTCAATTCTTTGTTGAATATTGAAGTATTCAGAAGCACCAACTGTATAAGCAGATAAAGAAGTTATACGAACATAATTTATGAATCCGCTAGGAGGTGTAGTATTAACAACTTGTGCAGTAAATTTAGATGCAACTGAGCCGCCAATAATCCATCTATCTGCTGAGAATTGGTTGAATGTCGTATCGTTAGTAACACTAGCCCCGCTATTCCTTTGGTCAATCACCATCGCACCGTTGATGATTCTGTTCTTCATTAAAGAAGCGTTACCAGCACCTAAGACACCTTGAGGGGTTGAAGTAGTAATTGAGTCTACATTTAACATGCCAGCCATTATGAGTTCCTTATGCCATATAAGGCAAATGTTCCGCTAGCGATATTTCCAGCATCCATCTTTAATCGGAAGCCATCTACTGCGGAAGAACCGTTTAAAATACCGTTACCAGTAATACCTAACATAGTAGACCCCATATAGATACCTTGATAATTTACATTTTTATATCCGCTATTAGCACAGTTAAATATATCAACAGACCAACTACCTCCTACTGTGTTTGCCATATTATCTGAACCAGCCGCATCAAGAGCAATACCGCTTCCGGCTGCAGATTGACCAGCAACACCACTTCCAGCAGTAGTCCACCGCCAGTTTTGCCAAGTATAAGAAGAAGTTATAAAAGTACCAGCTACAGAGCCTTGCAATAATAAATTTACTGCGTTGTTTGCTGGGATAGCATTGGTGATAATTAACTTGTAATACTCGTAAGTAGTATTAGAAATGCTTGTGAAGTCTATTGATGCAGAAGCACTAGCCACTTGTCGGCTAATCAATACCATGCTCTGCGTACTCTTAGTAGTCATCGTATCTGTTACATCAGGAATATTAACTACTTGATTTGAATTAGTATTAGGAGACTGTAGCGTTATAGAACCAGTGCCACTATTATTACCCGATAAAGAGATAGAACTCATAGTATTACCCACCTTTGACCTGTGGCGACAGTAACAGTGTATCCTGTAGCGACTGAGATTGGACCAACAGACAGGCAGTTATTTCCTGCTGTGGTTGTGATGTTTTCAGCGATACTTGTGGAGTTATAAGCAATCGCTTTAGTCGCTGCTGCTCCAAAGTATTGACCTCCTTGTACTGACGCTGTTGTTGCTGAAGTAACCCGCCCTGTAGCGTCGATGGTGACAACAGGGATAGTCGAACCTGAACCGTAGGTATTAGCAGTGACACCTGAAGTTGGTAAGCGTCCTGAATTGAGAGTTCCGCTAGAGATGTTGGTAGCGTTGGTAGTATCGGTTGTCGCAGACGCAACTAATCCTAAGTTAGTCCTTGCAGTGCTAACTGAGGCGAGGTCTGATAGATTGTTTGCTTTGAGTAACGCTGTAGCAACAATTCCTGCTGCGGAGTTCGCTGCATCTGTGGCGCTATTAGCGGATGCTGTAGCGGAAGCTGCTGCTGCAAGTGCTGACGCTGCTGCTTCATCTGCAGAAACACTAGCGTCACTCGCTGAAGTTGCAGCACCAACGGCTGACGCTGAAGCGGACTCTGCTGCGATAATCGCTATCGAAGCTTCATTAACTGCGTCGCCTGTAGCGTCACCTGTGCCACCGGGACCACGATAAAAACCACTCATGGCTACTCCTTAGTTTTAGCTACGGGTTGCTTTACAGCTTTCTCTTCAACTTTAGGTTCTTCTGTAACTTCTGCATACTCAGGGTGTGTTCGCATAGTCTTAATATCGTGTTCTTGTTCAAAAGAAGTAATATTACCTGTTGTTAGACATTTAAATTTAACCATTATGTTTCCTTAAGTAATTTATTATTGCTAAGAGACGATCTTCGCTCTCATCCATTAAACCTATTGTGGTATTGCAACGAACACATAACAATCCTCTTACATTTCCTGTGCTGTGGTTGTGGTCTATATTTAACACATTCTTGGACTCTTCTGAGTCTTTCCTTCCGCAACAAGCACACCCATGATCTTGCGCTTCTAACATCACGAGGTAATCATCGTGGGTAATTCCGTAATTCTTTTTTAACTGAGTGTTTCGAGTAGAAAGTCGTAACTTCTTAGGGTTTGTTTCCTTCAATAAAGAACGATACTCCTTGGTTCTCGCTCTCGCTTTGATAGGATCACTCCAATATCTCTTCTTATCATAAACACTATAACAAGCTTTACAGGAAGAACGCAATCCATCAGCTTTGTATTTATCTTTTGCAAAAGCACTTACAGGCATTGTTTCTTTACATCTAGCACACTGTTTCATCGGTTTCCTTGAGAGAAGAAGAATTTGGTGAAGGTTCTGTGCCAACTACCTTCGGAGTTGTCTCAACTAAGTTTCCTTAGTCACACATCTTGTATCTATCCTCACTTGAGAAGAACTGTAAGGAATAAAAAAGTCTTATAAATCAATAACTTACGCGGGTACGATAAGCGCCACGGCAGACCCATCTCTGAGTTCAGATGTACCAAACAAGGTATCAGCAGTAAACAAGTTACCGAGGTATTCTTGCTTGTACTGAGTTTGAGTACGAACTGCTAACTGCTCAACTAGCACTGCGAAGTCACGATGACCGAGCAAGCATACTTTAGCAGCAGTAGAACCTGAAGTTGTATCAGCATTGTTAGTAACGAATACTGGAACACCGTATACATTACCAATTTCACCGTTACGGATTGTGTTGCCAGAACCTTGTTCACCAACGAAAGCTTGTTCAGTGAAACGAGCGATGCCCATCAAAGTGTTACGGCTTGATGGAGGAACGATTAAGAAACGACCGTCCATTGGAACATCGTTGTCATCCAAACGCTGGATAGAACGACGGATAGCAGCATCTGTCAAAGCACCTAAACCTGTGTTAGTACCAGCTACATAAGCAGTAGTACCATCAGTGCCTGAGAAGCCAGCACTGTAAGCAGAAGTACCTGAACCACCTTGAACACCACGACCTAATTGGATCAATGTGCTGTCTACTTGACGAGCCAAAGCGTAACCAGCGTCATCAGTGTAGAATTGACGCATAGAAGCTAAAGCTTGTGCTTCGACGATGTCTTCGATCAAGATAGAATATTCCCAGTGTTGGTTGATGCTCACTGGAATATCAGTTGCTGTATCTGTATTCAGTGTAACCTGAGTAGACGCAGCTTTGGCGTTGGCAGAGCCACGACCGGGTTTAGGAATATGGAGTGTATCACCTTTTTTACCTTTGAAGGAAATCTTCTTGATAAGGTTAGCGAGAACCAAATTCTTTTTGTAAGTGGCAACAACTTCATCACTCCAGATCTCTGGAATAAAGTTAGCTGCTGTTGTAATTGTTTGATGCGAAGTACCTAAAGCCATTTTTAAAATCTCCTAAATTGTTATGTCACAAAATGTAACTATTTAACACGACCCTCGTTATACGCTGCCATAATATCGTCTTGCATGGCATTGTAACGCTCAGGGTCTTGCATTCTTAAACGAATCAAATCGACACGACGGTAGATTGGTTTGCTGACTTCATTGGCTGTGCCCTTTTGTACAGTGGCTGACCTTAGTGTATCACTACGCTTATTAGCTTCTTCTTTGATTAAGGCTTCGTCTGCTTGTTTAGATTTTATACCCTTGATAGTAGTATAGGTCTCTAACAGTTCTTCTGCTGAATCAAAGTCATAGTTATTAGCTTTAGCGAACAAATCGAGTCGCACTCTTGAGGACTTAATCCAATTAGCAAAATCATCTGATCCAACAATACTTTGAAAGTCAGGGAACTTCTCTTGCAATTTTGTCGCTTGAGATTGTCGCATCTGAACTTCTTGTTGTTCTCTTAATTGCTTAACAACAGGATTGTTTTCTACAGCGTGATTTACTGCTTTGTTTGGGTCTGCAAAGTAATCTATTTCGTTATCTGCTACACTCGGCTGCGTGTCTTGCTTGTTGTTATTGAGTTGTTGCTTAATCAATTCGTCTGCTAACTTACGAACTTCACCAACTTCCTGAGCCTGTCGTCCAATAAGCTTTTCAGCCTCTTGGTGCATCTTCACGATGTCGTCTAAAGATTTACCTTTATACTTCTCGGGAATAAGGGATTCAGTAATGCTCTCTTCTACTTTGTCTGCTACGGGAGCAGGGGCTTCGGAGTTGCTTGTTGGAAAGTCTACGGTTCCAGTTAAATCGTCTTGCGGTTCAATGATTTCAGCCATGTGTAATTCCTGTCGTAAAGATTGTAGGATGTTTTAAAAATAACTCGGAGGTAACGACACCTCTTATGAGTCTTGTCCAGCATTTGCTTTCTTTTCCTTTGCGAGCTTCTCAGCTCTCACTCGTGTCCAACGGTCATAAGCTGCTGGATACTGCCCACTAAAAGGCTCTAAATAGATGCCTGTGGGAGAAATAATACGGGTTGCTGCCCCGTCACACACACGACACTGAGAAACCTTTATCGTCTCATCAACGAGTTGCTCAGTGACATGATTGTCTTCACACTTAAACTCATACAGTCGTCTCATCTACGGACTCCTGTAATTGTTCATATACTTCAGCAGAGGACTCTCGAAGGTATTTCAGCCACTTCAGGATACTTAGTTCGCCCTGTTTAAAGTGTAACTGCTTTGCATCTTCAATCCCTGCTACTCTATCTGTTGATGCGATCATCATGTCTAGATCTTCCATGAGGTCTTTCCACCCTTTAGTGGTCATCATGGTAAACCGATTTTCGTAGTAGTTCTGTAGTTCTCTTTGCATACCTTTGTCCTATTAGGAGGTTGTTTTTATACAACGGTGTCTCTATTTTACCACAAGTTTACACAAATGTCAAGCTTTTTCTTGACTTTCCCAAGGAAGAGGT